GTCTCTTTCTGATGTACTGCTAAACGGAATTGAAACGAATCTCGGCTACCTTCCCGCAAGAATCCAGGCCAAGCAATCTCTGCCTGTGCCCACCAGTCAGCAGGTGACTTGGGTGAAGGTGTACCCGACATAAGAATCGCATAACCTTCCGTGCCCCAGTCTTTACGAATACCATCAGCCAGAGCCTGAGCGGCTTGAGTCCGCTTTGCATTTGGACTCTTAAGACGACTGGATTCGTCAAAGATAACTCCCATTGGAGCCTTTTGATAGTTCTGCCAATTCTCCATCCTCTTAACCAGACCCTCGTAGGTCATGATTTCAATATCTATCTCGTCTGATATTTGCCACTTCTTAAACTCGCGTTCAACAGCATAAAGACCAGAACGCGGGCCAACCCACCACCATGTTCGTTTACCAGAACGCTCCATTAATTCAATAGCCGAAAGTGTATTATGTGTCACGATGAAATCATCAGTAATATAAAGCTGATTTGCAGCATCCACTTTAATACAAATACACTCATGTTCGCCAATTGATCGTATATCCACAATCGCGCGTGTTGGTTCATACTTCGTTGGCACAACATAATTGTTAACTTTACGACCCAACCGAAACGGCATGATACTCGACGGGAATGCCGCACAGATGCGATAAACCAACTGACCTTTACGATGTACACCCTGATAGGTATAAGTTGGATACTTTTCTGCAATACTGCAAGTGCCCCCCAACGATTGAACCAGCGTCACAAAAGCATCACACAAGTCTACTGACGTGGTGGAGTATTCCACACCACCGGTGGACATTGCATGACCATCTGAGTCACACAAACCTTGAAGCAGCTCAAGTCTATTTTCAACCGTTGTCCACAAATAGGCATCGGGGAGATGTTTCTCTTGAGATCGGCAGCCTTTCAAATTTTCTGTATCAATCCAAGCATTTACAGCCGTGTCTTTAATGTTATAGTCGTACTTCGACTTCTGTTGCAATGGGCACTCCAACATTCCATTAAGCCGGTCTACTGTCTCTTGGTCTGGGATAGAAACAACATTCGTCCACCCGCTTAAGCTCCCGTTGCCAAGTAGATACCCAACAAGATATGGTGATAACGGTAACTCGCTGCCTTCATATTCAACGGGTGCGGTCATCGGGATGTAGTGTTTCGCATTACCGTTAGCAGTACGTAGTCCACGATTGCGAATTTCATTCAACTCCAATGTCTCATAAGGCTGTTGCCGCCACTTACGCACGGCTGACTGCACATTCCATAGATGATCGCCACTACATACAGTAGTTGCACCATCTGAAAACGTGACCATAAACATCTCCATACGACCACGATGATAAACACCGCTAACATGAGCTATACCCCCCTCAGGATTTATAACTCGATCACCGACTTTAATTTCCCCAAGAGTCGTCCAACCAGTGGGAGTTGCAACTTTAGTAGTTGGTAAACCACCTTTCCCCGTACCCATTTCAGCCGCCCAAATTTGGTAATGGTACGTCAAGCCATTATTAGACAAATCCTGTTGATGTGTCATTAATGGACGCTGATATTCGTATTGAATCAGCGGCCTATCAAACCATGCATAAACATCCTCTCCAAGTAAAAGTCGCAATTGAAACCAGTTTCGGAAGCAATTAGTCGCTGTCCAAATTTTTCTAGGCGGATCATCAAAGCCATGCCAGCGGGCACCCTTCATGCTTTTGATTTCATCCTTCAAGTCGAAAGGTGACTTCAAAAACTCAATCGTTGCGGCTGTAGCTTGAATCTGACCCGGTTTTTTCATCAAAGAACCAGACTTAGTTTCAACAATGAACTTTACATCGAGTGGTTGATTTAATGGTACATCAGTGAACATAATGAATCCTTAAATTAATGGGCTACATTATTCGTCGTCCCAGTCGTCTTCGTCTTCGCCTAACTCGCTTTCCCACGGAGCGTCATCCTCGTCCGCGTCCTCTTCATCCTCGTCTATAGATTCCCATTCCCAGTCTTCTAAAAGACTTGAAGTTAGTTCATCTTCTTCAAAGTCGTCATAAACATCATCGTCAAAGTCATCGTCATCGAAGTCGTCATCGAAGTCGTCATCGAAGTCGTCATCGTCGTCATCATAGAAGTCATCATCCCAAGGCTCTCGCTGTGGATCGGCTGGCGGTCTGTTCATCTTTATTCCTCCAGAGTAAAAGTGTTATCGGGTAGAGTTCTACGATTCTTCACGGCGAACACGTCTGTTAGACCCAAATTACAAAATTGAGTATACAGTTTATCATACACCCGCCGTACAAATTCTGGTTGCTCTTGACGGCCCCCTCGAAGAATAGCTGTTCGCCAGTCATGCAACGAACCTACAGCTATTGCCGCTTGGACACCACGTATCTTTGTCTCAGTAAGTGCAAACGGCATGCCACAAAGCACTTCCAGAATGACTGCCATATCAATATCTTCTGAGGCAAAAAGACAACCATAGTGTAGCAAATCATAAACATCCCTAGCGGCTTTCACAGTCGAGGGTATCTTTTGATTCCTAAAAGCTGCCAGACAAGCTAGAAGATGTTGTTGATTCTTTAGGCCAGCCGAGTCAGCGGCTCTAGCCGGGGAGTATCCTAGCATCTCGTTCGCCAGCGTTAAAAAGGCTGGCGTATTCATTGCTGGCAACAAAAGTAGTAATGCATCAGCATTCATATTATGGTGTCCAATATTGTCCGTTAAATAGGTTTTTGCATCCACCAACTTCACCGTACCACCAAGTATATTTCATATTACTAGCTTCAAAAATCCTGCTAGCAAGATCAATATCTTCTCGCCATCGTTCAGGTGTTTGATCTAAAGCGTTACCGTGACAAATAACTTCCCGTATACCAGACAACACAATGGCACGAGCACAATCACAGCACGCAGCCCACGGACAATACATAATTGCATTATACAGTGGAAGCCCCCTCCTCGCTGCCTGAAAAATTGCATCCCGCTCAGCATGCTCGATGACCTTATATTTCAGTGTCCTATTACTTAAATCAATCCCTTCCATGTCATTTGTTAAATGATTACAACCATAAATCAAGTCACCATCAATGGTAGCAATGACGGCCCCGACACGAGTACTAGGATCAGGGCTATATTCATCAGCATACTGATAAGCACGACGCAAAAGAGTCACGGTGTCATGATTCATTGTTCAAACCTTTCAAGAATTGAAGACACTAATGGATGACGCACAACGTCAGCTTGACTGAACTTCACAATACCAACGCCCTCCAGATCATGCAACTTATCAATTACAGTTGATAGCCCGCTGCGATCCCGCAGGTCTGACTGTAGCGGGTCGCCTGTGATAATGATCTTCGAGTTCTGGCCAAAACGAGTAAGAAACAACTTAAGTTGTGACATGGTTGCGTTCTGAGCTTCGTCAAAAATGCAAACAGAATTATTGAATGTGCGCCCTCGCATGTACGCGATAGGAGCAACTTCAAACGCTTGTTCAATTACCTTGTTCTTCAGAGTTGCACCAGGACATAGAGTATGGTAGCAATCATAAAGCGGAATCATATAAGGATTTACCTTCTCAGTAAAGTCCCCTGGAAGATAGCCTAACGATTCGCCTGCTTCAACAATTGGTCGAGTCAGAATAATACGCTGTCGCTGTTTCTTTAGAATATCTCGGATTGCAAATGCCATTGCCAGAAATGTCTTGCCAGTACCGGCTGGTCCAGCAAGAAACAGAACATCGTTTTGTTGGTATGCCTCCCACGCAGCTTTTTGTGTTTCTGTTAGAAAGTCAAATGTCACTTCAGCCCGAGCACGTTCCCTCGTTACTTCGCGTTCCTTTGCTCGCTCACTACGTCGCCTTGGCATACAGTCTCCAGTCCAGTAAAGATTGTCTAGCGATCTAAGATTTTTTAGGCCGAGTCCACGCCCACCAGTTATAACTAGCCAATAAAAGTGTCAACCCATCTATAGCTAGCATATCCAGCATTTGTAATCTAATAGCATACCAACACCAGACTATATTACCCAAAATACTAAATAACCATCCGATGCTCCATTTTCTACCTAAACATACAAGAGCTAACAGTATTAGAATGTTGCCAATCCAGCCTAGTGTCATAAATGCTCCCTACAAACAAAGTGGCAGCGGTCTTTTTAGACACCCTCCGTCGTACCATGACGGGCTTTCAACTTTCAGCTACGCTGCCTGTTGTTGGAATCTGTCGCCAATCACGACTTGCTCACTGGCCACTCCAACTAACCAAAGCCTCTGGAGAGAATCGAACTCCCCTTTACTGATTACAAATCAGTTACATTACCACTATGTTACAGAGGCAAAATAGGACGAATGGGACTCGAACCCATACCTCTCCGCTGCCAGGGGAAGTAGCTATAGCATCCCTCGTAGCATTACGGAATGAGCTATCCGTTACACTATCGTCCATGAGGCTCGTACGCGCCTCACTCACCAAACTAATCTCCCGTTGTAAACTGAACTTCCTGTGGCATGTAACACATGTTATCCGTGCATGGGTACATCAACAAAGTACCATTAATTGCTGGTGGAGTTGGTCCATTCCAATCTATCATCTTGAAATCTACCGACCACACAACACGGTCTGTTAGCACCTTCATTTCCACATTACTCCAGTCAGGCTTGACGACCACTGGCTTAGGATTCTCACCCCATTCACCCAGCACTGAAATACGCAGATTGGGGTTTAGACGGAGTAGTGTTGCAGGCGCTCCGCCTTCCTGATAAATCGAATAAATGTGTACCCCATAGGGGATATCTGCGGTTACACGCAACCGATAAGCATTTTCGATCCGTAGAGGCTCAACCTCTGACGTGACCCTGATATTGATATTCGTAGGTGGAACGGGTGTTACCACAGGCTGTTCTGCTGGCTTCCTAGCAACCAGTGTCAAAGCAAGTACTCCAGCAACAAGCACTCCTGACAATGTTAGACTTCCAAAAAGTTTCAAAGTAGTACCCTCCACATATAACAGGCCAAATGATAGGGCCAAATAGCAACCTGCATCACATGCTCAGGTGTCATAGATTCACCCCACATACGGGCTTGACTATCTACCACACCAAGCAATGCAACAAATCCACCAGCCCAAAACGACACCAGAGCGGTTAAAACACGCTTCATGTTACTTACCTCGCACCTTATTGACTAGTGACTTAACACCGGCTACTGCGGCCTTCGCGTACCCAACCACAGCAGTCACGATAGGAGCAGCAATAGCCACGATTTCAATGGCCGCACTGACAGGCCAAATAATAGCACCACCAATTGCCGGAACATTCACATCATGATCGTTGCGAAGTGTCAAAAGCACACAAAGCAAGCCACCAAGATAACCACCAAGAAGAAATGCAATAATCATCAAAGTACCCTCATAAAAGAAAGAAGTAAAGAGAGCCACTACTGTGGCTCTCTTTGTAGAAATTCACACTTAGCGAGCACGACGCTTTAACGGAGCATCATTTGGATCAACAACCTCAGCTTCCGTATTCTTCATTGCCAGGAACTTGTTGATTTCTTCCAAAACAACTTCCACTGGCGGAAGGTTGGTGAAAGGTGTCGAGCATGGAATGCACACTGGAACATGCCATCCATAGGTCGGCTTCTTCACATACTTCACCTTCAAGGTGCAAGCTTCTGCCGCCGCACTGACGGGGCGATTGTACTTCAAAGACAGGAGTTCCGCATCCTTGGGTGACTTCGGTAAAAATGCACCAATCTTTGGAGCTTCCTTGCGTGTCGAACTTGTGCCACAGAAAAGTTCATAGAACTGCCCGGTAGATCGCTCGAAGACCAAGAATGTGGGGCCATACATGCAGTTTGAATTGGGCTGGTCGCCCATCTCCTTGATCTTACGGAATGTCTCACTAGTCGGATCATAGTTCGTGATAATATTATCACGATCCTGCATATTCAATGCCTTCACACGACAACACACAGGTATAATATCAATTTCGTTTCCCAAGTCCTGAATTGCATCATCACCGCGAGGCACTCCATAGCGGCCTGGCGCAATTAGGCCATTATCAATAGCATTACCCTTGGTGTATAGTTGAATACGTTCTAGAAATGATCCACTCTTAGCAATCGCCTGAAAAATGTCACTGGTGACACTCAAGCCAGTATTCTGAAGCTGCGAAAGATCAACGGGGATTAATTCATTACTCATAAGTCTAGCCTCCAAAATCATTTATCATCAATCAAAGGGTAACGCCAATCTTCGGACAAATCTATTTCTTTCTGACTCTTTAAGGTGGCACGCTTCTTTCTCCTTTCAATAATTTGTGACTCTAACATTTCCATGTTTGCTTTTTGTCGCTCCTCATAGGCTTTAACTGCATCTGGATCAAGGTGCAAAACCCATGCCAAAGCCAGCTTCCAAACATCTAAATTTGATGGATTTTTGAGTTCAGCTAAGAATACTGGCCCGCACAATGGGTGCTCAAATTCGCTGAGTATTGTTTTGAATGTTCGCAAAAAGGGACGAGGTTTTTCAATATTTGCATAATATTTTTCTGCTTTTCCTTGAAAAATATGTTCAATATATTCTTTCATCATAGCGTTGCAATAAGCAGCCGCTTCTTTTCCACCCATACATACAGCTTTAGGTAAAAACTCGTCTTGAATGCGTTGTGGAAGCCTGCTCATAGCATAGGCAGCCACTAGTGACAGATTACCGGCATCAAGCTCACGCTTAGCAGGGTCGCTCAAACGATTTAATCTCAAGACAGACCTAATCCACCCTGGGTTCTTATTTAGTCTAACAGATAAAACCTCAAATGTCAAGTCTGGATTTGCAGCAAATAGTCGTTTTAGGTGCATAGCAAACTCCGCTCGTTTTGTTGGCGGGCGTTGCATATTCGCCTCAACCTGCATAATCAAAGCAGCTTCATCTGAGGCTGACACGAGAATACATGGGATTTGCTCAAGTTGTAAATCTTTGGCACACGATAAGCGGTACATCCCATCAATGACTTCATATTTGCCGGGGAAGCGACAGGACTCACGCACTAGAATAGAATTCAGGATGCCATGCGTCTTAATAGAATCACGCAGCTCCATGTAATCCAATGAGCGGCGATCTACTAAACGCATCATCAGGTAGGGTGGAATTATATCGTTTATGCTAATAGTGATGATTTTATTACTTGTCATTTTTATTAGGACAAAACTTACATGAAGAACATAAATTCAAATTCGCAACAACTTGGGTACCATGTAAAGCTAAAATATTCTCATTATTACAAGTATGATAAAATGTAATACACCTACAACCTTCTTTTCGTGTTTGAACTCGAATACGTAATGGGCACTCCTGCCAAACAGGAATCATGATCCATGCATCCGAGCTGTGCGGGTTCTCGGACTTTCGGCGGTAGCCTTCGACCAGTGGTGGAGGCTCCCACCCTCGTTTCGGGTATGCCAAAGTTCCATTCTCAAAAATGTGTGGCTTAGTGTATTTTGTTACTGTCATAAGATGCCTCTACAAGTTATATCGGTTTTCCAGCGCCAAAATTTCATAAATCCGCGCCGAAAACTCTGAAACAGCATAAAAGTTTGAGTAGACATGGTTTAAGTGCGTCTGCACTTATAATCTAGTGAAGAATGTGTTTTAACGTAAACTCATATGGGGCATACACTAAAGATAAACTTAGTTCTGACCGAGTGAAAAAATTTTGTGCTATTTTGATATCCGAGAAATGATAAACTCTGACAACATAAGCAGTTAAGTTACTTTTTAGTCTTATCGGATTAAACATGCCAACAAAAACCCCCTATGGAAAACAATTCAAAAAGTGATCTTTTTACACTCATGTGTATAGAAAGTCTTTTCTGCGCCGTTTCGTACAATAAGACTAAAATAGTAACTAAACCACTGTGCGGCACGAAGTTATAAGCTAACGAAGTCTCAAAACCAGCAACCTTCTCGCCATCTAATAAAACAAAACTCACTGTTAAAAGCAGGCAGGATAATAGGTTATGGATAAACGCAGTACAAGCCGAATTTCATGCAATCAGATCAAAGATATTCATATTCACAAGGTGCATAAGCACTTACAGTGTTTTCAGTTTATTTTTCAGTTTTTGTTGAAATTTCGGCGCTGGAAAACCGATATCACTTAACAGAGAACAACTATTTGTGGAGGATTACATGGCAAAAGCAACTGAAGTAATTCGCCAGTGCTTGACGAATCATTTTCATCATAATGAACCAAGAATTGCAAATTGGTATACGGACGAGATGGAAGTGCAAGTCAATGTGGCACAAGGGCGAGGAGAACCTGTTCTCGGAAAAACAGGGGTGTATTGTGGTGATGACAAGTTGTATGAATGGTATAATTTTAGACTTCCGCGAAATGCTAATGCAACACCGATTGATAATGACCACCACCTAAAATACCCACTAGAACATCATGTCGAAGCTATCGGCATGACGGGATGGAATTGGAAACGTCAAAAGTCAATTCGAGTAGGTTTTGACTTTGATGCAATTACAGGACACGCCAAGGGTGTTGGTATCAGTGATGAACAGCTTGAAGAAATTCGCAATAAGCTGCTAGATGTGCCAGAAGCTTTGGTTCTTAAAAGTACGGGCGGTTTAGGGCTGCATTTATACTTTGAGTTTGATCCAGAAAACCTACCAGCTACTCAGAATCATACTGAACACGCTGCATTGGCTCTTGCATGTTTACGCATACTCTCCCAGCGAGTTGGGTTTGATTTTCAAGCCGGGCTGGACGTGGGTGGCGGCAACATGTGGATTTGGCATCGTAAGATGACTGCCGAAAATAAGGGTCTGACTATCCTTAAGGATAATTGCAACCCAGACGGTTCAGTAGCATATCTTACGGTTCCAGATAACTGGCAGCTTTATGTTGATGTGGCCTCTCGAAAACGCCAGAAGGTCAAAATTGAAGGGGTTCCAGATGATGAACAAGGTGACTTGTCAAATAAAGCGGCTGCGCAGAAAAACATCCCACTTGACGAAACACACAAAAGAATCATTGCTGAACTACAGGAGTTCTTTTCTGAGTATTCCACAGTCTGGAGTATTGACCACCATCTTCTCCAGACACATACCTCAGCTTTGAAAGCTTACTTTGAGCATCGTGAAAAGAGTGGTGATCCACTACGAGGTTTATTTGAAACACTTAGTGAAGGCAAGAATCCAACAAAATTCAATTGCTTCTGTTTTCCGCTTGAAGGTGGTGGCTTTCGAGTTATCCGATACGGAAAGGGAACCACAGAGCATGAATCATGGAAAATGGATAAAAGTGGATGGACCTACACGTACTATAACCAACCAATAAACTTTTTTCATGCCGCCACCGCTTATTCAGGAGTTGAAGACGAGCAATCTGGATTCACCTTCACTGACGCACAAGCAGCTATTAGCGCTTTACGTGCAATGGGGCATTCAATAGATGTTCCAGAAGAACTCGCCAGTCGGAAAATACTCGTGAAGCCGCACAAAGGTGGCAAACTTTTACTGCAAGTTGAAAGCATCAAGGAAGATAATGATTTAGACCTTGTTGGTTGGATTAAGAAGCGTGGAAAGTGGACGAGAATCTACAATATCTCTCTCCTGTCCGATGCTGATTTAAGTGTTGATTTTGAAGAGATTGATGCCCACATTCGTGCTGTGATAACAACAAACAACACGCTGGCTGGGTGGTTTATTAGACATGAACAGGGGATGTGGATGCAATTAAATAAAGATGACTCACGCTCAAAGCTTAAGGCACTCGGTTATATGGATGAAGTTGAACCAATGCTTGGACACATTTTATCTAAATCGTGGATTCAAGTCTCGATTCCTTTTCGTGAAGAATACCCTGGTAACAGACAGTGGAATGTCAATGCCGCTCAACTGCGTTTTGACCCGGCTACTGATACTGAGTCTGTCGATGGTGAATCCTTACATCCACATTGGGATTTAATCTTCCAGCATATTGGGAGAGAGCTGGATGAATACCTTGCTGAGTTGCCGTGGGCACAGCGTAATCACATGCAGACTGGCCAAGCCTATCTGATGACATGGGTAGCCTGTATGATTCGTGAGCCATTTGAGCCGCTTCCATACCTATATTTGTACGGGCCACAAAATAGTGGGAAGTCAATTTTGCACGAAGCATTGACGCTACTAATGACCCGTGGCGTTATGAGAGCAGACACAGCCCTAACAAACCCTAGTGATTTCAATGGCGAGTTGGCTGGTGCCATCTTATGCGTTGTGGAAGAAAAGAATATTGCAAAGCATGGGGCGGCGGCATATAATAAAATCAAGGACTGGGTAACATCGCCTGTGATTTCAATTCACGCTAAGTACAAGCAGGTTTTTCAGCAAAGAAACTCGACACACTGGATACAGTGTGCAAACGACAAAACAAGCTGTCCTGTTTTCCCCGGTGATACACGTATTACGATGATTCATGTTCCAGAGTTAATTCCAGGGGCAGAAGTTCCTAAAGCAATACTGCTTGCAAAGCTGGAAGCAGAAGCACCTTATTTTCTATCAACACTATTGAGCACTCCACTACCAGATTTGGAAGAACGCTTAAGGCTACCTATTGTTGCGACAAGCAATAAGGATCAATTGGAGGATGCGAATAAAACTCCATTGGAAGAATTCTTAACAGAACGATGCTATCCGATTGATGGGGCTGCAATCCCCTTCAACGACTTCCATTCCGCATTCTATGCCACATTAACAACATCTGAAGAAAAGTCAGACTGGACAAAAGGCAAAACCAAGCGTGAATTACCTATTACCTATCCAGTAGGCACATATAAGGGTAATGTCAAATATATTGGCAATATTTCTTTTGAGCCAGCTGCCCCTATGTCTTTTACATTGATTTCTAAGGATGGTAGATTAGTTAAAAGAGGAGCCATTAATGAATAATGATGCTACTTACATTGTTCGTGTTTTTCGTAACCCTAGGCGTGGAGAATCGTACCCTAAGCCTGTAGCTGATATCAAGATGACAGGGCCAATCTACGGAAATGAGACGCGATTTGCCCGTCGTCATGGCGGTGATTTTGTGGTCTGCCTAAGCGAAGAAGATGTAACTGAACTTACACTTTACTACTAGATGGCACAGTATTTGCAGTAGCTAAGCTCGGAAAGTGAGGATTAATATGGGTGAGAAGTATGTATTAAAAGATTCTGGGACTCGCACAGAATTTTCAACCGGGGCTGTACGTGATGCTCAAGAGGGCAAGGGTCGAATGGATCTACTCCCTATGCGAGCTATCATGGCTGTGGCACGCATTTTTGAAACTGGTGCCAAAAAGTATGGGGCAGATAATTGGCGGAAAGGCATACCATTAAGTCGTTATCTTGATTCAGGTTTGCGGCATGCTATGAAGTTTGCCAGGGGTGACAGGGATGAAGACCATCTTTGCCAATGTATTTGGAACTTCATGTGCCTAGCTGAAACCCAAGACATGATTAGGGAGGGGCTTCTCCCTCTTGAATTAAATGATTTGCGGTATAACTGTCTGGAGCAGGAAGATAATCCCCTTGGGATTAAAGACAACCCCAACGTAAAGGCATAACAATGGCAAACGAGAATCAATTAGACACCGCTCGTGCTTTTATAGCTGGTGCATTTGCAGACTTTATTATCTTTCTTACGGCCATGCCTGATCCAATAGTAATTGGTGGAACGTACCCGAGAGTTAAACTGATTGAAGCATTTAGCCACTGGGCTAAAAGCCGAAACTTTGACACCGAAGGGGCCGATATTAATACTTGGCGAGAAGCCTGTAACAATTCACATTTAGTAAGGAAACATAACTGATGGTGTCGTCGAGAAAAAGTCTTCCGCACTTACATGGCAGTCTACTCTGTGCCATTGACACAGAAACAACTGGTAGGATGCCTGGTTATCATGAAATTATTCAAATAGCAATTCAGCCACTAGACTCAATGCTAGAACCAATGCAGGGTATTCGACCATTTTACACAACGATTGCGCCGGATTATCCAGAACGTACAGAATCATCGGCTCAAGTAGTTCATGGCTTGAACTTACACAAGCTAAAAGAAACCTCACTAGATGGCTGGAAAACAGCTGATCTACTCGATGAATGGTTCCAGAGTCTAGAATTGCCAATGCGTAAGAGTATTGTGCCACTAGCACATAATTGGGCTTTCGAGGCTGGCTTCTTGAAGGCATGGCTAGGTATCGAGTGTATGAATGAAATGTTCCACCCGCACCCGCGAGACTCAATGTTGCTAGCTATTGCCATCAATGATCGCGCGGTACTTAGGGGTGAAAAACCAGTTTTCCCATCCGTCAGCCTGACAGCAATGTGTAAGCAGCTAGGCATTCAAGTTATTAATGCTCATGATGCTTTGGCCGATGCTTTGGCAGAGGCTCAAGTTTACAGTGCTGTTTTGAGGATGCATCTATGATGTATAGAATACTCGTGTATCAAGTAACAGAAAAACTGGGCGACATTCTAATCGCCCATATTGTTGCAGGTTGGAAACCAGAAGACCCAGACAGATTTGCCTGGGACTTAGGTGGTGATAAAGTAGTAATTGAAGAAATTGAATCAGATTCTAGTAACCCTCTGCAGCATTAAAATGTGGAGCACGTTCAGCACCCATCAGTTTATAGATACGGCAAGGTGCGAAGTCAGTAAAACAGCATCGTTGGATATAGATGCCATACTGACGAAGTTGTTTTCTACACGCTGTAGTCAACTCGTCTTCGACCTTACCAGTTAAGTTCTGCAACAGGTCATCAAGCTTCCACTTTGTGACCACACCGACTATCGCGGCCTGTGAGATATCGTTGACTGTCGCATTAACATCCCAGTTCCGCTCGCCAATGGCTTGCACAATATCTTTAATAGTAAATACTATTAAAGCGCCTGCCACAACCTGTTGCTTATCGCTTGTCACTAATGCCTGATTTGGTAGATTATTAGTCTGCCGGGCAGTTACTATAATTTCCCAATCTGTAGTTAGTGGCCATACCCAATGTAACCCTGGCTTCATTGCCCGCACATACTTTCCCCAACGCCAGCGAACCCCCGCATGTGTAGCTCTAACTATAATTGGTCGAGGAATAAACTTCAGGATTGCATTAAAAATATCAGAGAGCCAAGAAAAATCCATAGTGCATCTCCTTAATCGCGTAACCAAGCAGTCGCTGCACCCCAAACATCTTTCTCACCATCATATTTGAAATCAAACTCTGCTTCTGGGTCACTTGTATCCCAAACTGTGACATTGCTTTTTAAGCAAAGTCGATTCTCGGAACTATTAAAATGAATCAAATCCTTCAGATAAGCTATTGAAGTCGTACCAGCATGTTCACTATCTCTCACTTTAGTCTTGCTTAAGTCAAGAATAAAGGCATCACTTATCAGGGGTATATCTTGAGGAGTCAATAAAGGCTGTGTGTCAGGTGCATGAATAGTTGAGCTTACTGGTTGTGTTGTAGATTCAATCTCTCCACTACGCCCCGTATAACCAACATCCTGAGCCTTGAAATCTCGGTCAGAGGGATGTTTATCCCCTGTATCATGCCTTGGAGGCTTCTGATTGTAGTCAGTACTGCTACGGCGTCGAGATGTAGCACCACCACCACCAGAGACAAATTGTTCCTCTGGGCCTAAGTCATCCTTAACTTCTTCAAGTGGTAACTCACCCTCTGCGTCTTCACCGATGCCACCACCACCATCTCGACCATCAAGAATTTCTTCTGCAGTCGGAAATATCCACTCCGCAGGCGTATCAGCAGGCCATGCAAAATCATAAGGTTCCATTTTTCCAAACTTAACTGGTAGCCAGCATTCCATGTCAATCTTTTGGTTATCTGAGTCAAAGTCAGCTGTATTTACAATTGCTTTGATAGGCTGATTCGCTACATAAGCTTTTTCAAAGTTTAACATAATACAGTCTAGAGACTCAACATTAAGCTTATGTAAGAAAGTGGTTAACTTTAGGTGTTTCCATGTATTAGATTTACGGATCAACCAAAAGGTTGCAGCTTTCCAAACAATATCAGGCTGGTTGTAAATATAAAACTCGAAAGTTTCTTCATGGATTCCATAAAATGCAACATTATGTCTTAGAATGAGTTTGTTCATCTCCGATGCAGCATAAGTGACACGCCATTCAACAACCATTTTTGTCACAAGGTCTTCGGTAGGTGAGCAAGTTAAGACCATACTGTTTACTTCAAGATCACTTTCTGTAAATGTTGAAATTGAAGTTGGTTCTTCTGGTAAATAGGTTAAATAAAAGATGCCATTTATCAATCGAAGGCTACATCGAGCTTGAAAAGCTATTT